GTGGACACCTTCTATCAAGGCGACACCAAGGTTGCCGGCGAGATCCGGCAGCGGGTTTCCAAGTGGGGCGCAACGGTCGAGGACCGCGCCCGCTTGCGCATGTCCATCGAGGACGACCAGGACCAGGACCAGGCCGAAGAGACGGCCGGTACCGGGCCAACCACAGACCTAGACGAGGAGCTGTACCGACTCCTGAGCGAATAACGAAATGAGGTGACTGCCCTTGCAGACAGGCAACTTGCCTGAGGGCGTTCCCTCTCCACAAGAAACGCTTGGGTACGAAGTCATCCGCTGGTGCAGCAAATACATCGTGCAGCCGGACGGAGACAAGGCCGGTGAGCCTTGGACCTTCACCAAGGAACAGCTTCGCTTCGTCCTCTGGTACTACGCCATCAACCCCGATGGCACATGGAAGTACAGCGCCGGCACCCTGCGCCGGGCCAAGGGATGGGGCAAGACTCCGCTCCTGGCCACTCTGGCCATTGTCGAGTTCATCGGCCCGTGCCGGTTCAGCCACTTCAACGCATTCGGCCTCCCGGTAGCGAAGGCCGTCGCCCTGCCGACAGTGCAGGTTGGCGCCACGGCCTACGAACAGACCGAACAGACCATGGAGTTCATCCGCGGCTGTCTGTCTGAGTCTCCTGCCGAGAAAGAGTTCAACCTCGACATCGGCAAGGCAGTCATCCAGTTCAAGACTGGAAAGCCCGGCTCCATCAAGCCGAAGGCCACTGCCGGCCGCACCAACGAGGGCAACAGGCCCACGTTCGTCCTGATGGACGAGGTCCACCACTGGGTGGGCTCCAACGGCGGTCCGGAGTTCTTCCAGACCCTCAAGCGCAACGTAGAGAAGTTGGCTGCCGCGGGCTCCCGCTGGGTGACCACGACCAACGCCTACAACCCTAACGAAGACTCTGTAGCTCAGCAGATCCATGAGTCAGAGATGGTCCGCATGGGCCTGTGGCTCTATGACTGCCTCGAAGGCGACATTGAGCCCGACGAGATGCGCGACGAGGACAAGGTCCGCCAGGCCCTCACGGAGGCATACGGCGACGCCACATGGGCGGACGTTGCGGGCCTGACTCGAACGATCCTCTACGACCGCACGACGCCTGACAGCACCTACCTCCGGTTCTTCTGCAACCGCATCGCCGAGTCCTCTGACGGCTGGATGTCCAAGAGCGAGTGGGATGAGTGCTCCGAGGACCAGGACCCCATCACGCCGGGCGATCAGATAGCCATCGGCTTTGACGGCTCGATCCGCGGTGACGCGACGGGACTTGTCGGGTGCCGGCTCCGGGACGGGAAGCTGTTCGTCCTCGGCCTCTGGGAGAACCCCAGAGACCCGAACCGGCCCGACTGGGAAGTTGACGTTCTCGCCGTGGAGGCCGCTGTTAAGCGGGCCTTCGAGACGTACCGCGTCGAGTGGATGTATGCGGACCCGCCTTACTGGCAAGAGAACATCGGTCGATGGGCCCTCGAATGGGGCGACGACTACGTATTCGAGTTCTGGACCAACAAACCGACTCGCATGATTCAGGCAGTCGAGAGATTCCGGACTGCTGCGATGGTCCAAGACCTTCTGCACGACGGAAGCGACGACCTCACCCGCCACGTGCTCAATGCCGTGGTCCGGGAAGTGCCTCAGGGCTTTCTCATTACCAAGGACTCTCCGAGGTCCAAAAAGAAGATCGACCTTGCTGTGTGCGCGGTCCTGGCATTTGAAGCCAGGGCTGACGCCATCGCGGATGGGCGGCTTAAACGACGACGTTCTAGGGTGGTTGGATTTTGAGCGCACTCAGCATTGACACCTCTCCAACTGAGGTACCGGCAGGCATGGCGCCGGCCACACCAGATCAGTGGCTCGACTGGCTTTACTCCAAGCTGGCTCGACGCAAGTCGATGTACCAAATCTATGGACAGTACTACGACGGCTTCCACCAGCGGCTCATGTTCTCGCAGGTCCGCCACTTCGATCAGTTTCACAGCACCTTCGATACGTGGCGAGACAACTTCTGCGGAATGATCGTGGACTCGGTGAACGAGCGACTGGCCGTTGAGGGCTTCCGCATGACGGATGAGCCTGACGCCGATAAGGACGCTCACGACATCTGGCAACGGAACTTCATGGATGCCGAGTCGAATGCTGCAATGCTCGACTCGATGATTCAGGGCGTCTCGTACGCCGTGGTGTGGGCCGATAAGCAGAGCCAGCCGACCATCACCATTGAGTCCGCCGAGAACTTCATCGTCCAGTACAAGCCTGGCAGTCGCCGGGAGCTGGACGCCGCAGCGAAGTTCTATTACGACGACTGGGGCCGGCAGTGGGTAACCCTGTGGCTTCCCGACGCCGTTTACACCTTCGCCAAGGGCACGTTCTCCTGGGAGCCCGCTGAGACTGCGACGAACCCTCTGGGCGTCGTTCCGGTGGTGCCTATCACCAACCGGTCCCGTCTCCTGCGTGATCCGGTCTCTGACCTCCATGTGGTCATCCCGATCCAGGACGCCGTCAACAAGACGGTGGCTGACGCGCTGGTGGCCTCGGAGTATGCGGCCTGGCCCCAGCGGTACGTGACGGGCCTGGAAATCGTTGAGGACGACCACGGCAACCCCATCGAGCCCTTCAAGGTCGCGGTGGACAAGCTCTTGCAGGCCGAAGACCCGAACGCCAAGTTCGGTCAGTTCGAGGCTGCGAACCTCTCCAACTATGTGGTCCTAGTCGAGATGCTTGTTCAGCATATGGCTTCGATCTCGCGTATCCCCTTCCACTACTTCATCAATGGTGGTGGACAGATTCCTTCTGGTGAGTCCATCACCGCGGCGGAAGCCGGTCTCATAGCGAAGACCCGCGAGCGAATGCTCCACTTCGGTGAGGCTTGGGAACAGGTCATGCGGCTCTGCTTCGCTGTTATAGGCGATGCCCGTGCAGACGCGTTCTCCGCAGAGACCATCTGGCGGGACCCGGAGAATCGCACGGAAGCCCAACACATGGATGCCCTTCTGAAGCTTCAGATGATCGGTGTCCCCAGAGACCAGCTCCTTTCCGATGCGGGCTATACGCCGCAGCAGGTCAGCCGCTTCGCGGACATGAGGGAACAGGACGCCAAGGCCGCAATGGAACTGGCGCAGAAGTATCCCGACCCGAACGCACAGCAGCAGGACCCCACGGGCGATCAGCCCGGTGACAAACCTGCCGGTCCTCCCGGCATGTCGCAGAAGGCCCAGAAGACGGCTGCTAAGCCGCCGCAGGGCAACAGCGGCAACCAGGCCCGGAAACAGAACCCGGCCAAGTAACCCCTACACCGCACTACGACGGCTGCCGAAATGGCGGCCTTTTTTCATGCCCGAACACCGAAATGGATGGGTGGATCAATGAGTGACGACAACCCGAGTACTTCCACTGGCAACGAGCCGGGACAGCAGTCAACTGACACGTCCCAGGACCAGACGCCGACCGTCGAAAGCCTTCAGCTTGAGGTCGACAAGTGGAAGTCCCTTTCTCGCACGAATGAGCAGCGGTGGAAGGACGCGTCTGCTGAGCGGGATTCGTTCAAGCAGGCGTCTATGACGGACGCAGAAAAGGCGCTCGATGCCGCAAGGGCTGAGGGTCGGAATTCTGCGCTCTCTGAGGTTGGCACTCGACTTGCTGAGGCTGAGCTTCGCGCTCTGGCCGCTTCTGCCGGCGTGGACCTTCCCCCGGCTGACTTCCTCAACATGTCCCGGTTCGTCTCTGACGGACAGGTCAATGCCGACGCACTTTCTGAGTTCGTGTCGTCGCTCCCCAAGCGGGAATCCTCTCCCGCTTTTCGCCAGGACATCGGTCTTGGCCGCCAGGGATCTCCCGGCGCTAACCAGCTCACCCGAGCTGATCTCTCCAACATGACCCCCGCGGAAATCAACAAGGCCCGCCTGGACGGCCGCCTTGACGCGCTTCTCAGGGGTGAAATCTGACCTATCCAGTGAGGTAATTCATGGCTTTTAACACTCAGGCTGGTACTGGCCTTCAGGCAGCGTCCGGGAACGTCTTCATTCCCGAGATCTGGACAGCGGAACTCCTCCAGGATCTCGAAGAGGAGCTTGTTCTTGCCTCTGCCAAGTTCACCAATCGCCAGTATGAAGGCGAGTTCCGACGTGAGGGCGATGTCGTCCACATCCCCCACTTCGTGAACGACCAGGTTTCTGACAAGGGCCTGGTGCCGGCGTACGGCTCCGTCGGTTCCGCCGACCACGCTTCGCTCCAGTACATCGACATGCGAGTGGCTAAGGGTTCGTCCTTCCACATCGAGGTTGACGCGCTGCACCAGCTCCAGACCAAGGGCGGCATTGACCTGATGTCGAACCTGATCGCCCAGCGCGCCCGCGCTATGGCGGTCAAGCTGGATGAGGTAGTTGCTCAGACCCTTCTCGCCGCTGTCTCTGGCAAGGACCTGAACGGCGCCGCCGACCCGGCTGCGACCCTTTCCGGCCTTCCTGCTCTGCACGGCTCCATTGACGAGATCACGGACGCTCCGACTGGTGACAACACCACTCGCAAGGCTGCGAACCGCTACCTCAGCGTCTATGACTACGTCGTAGCGATGCTGGAGAACCTTGACATCAAGTCGGCCCCTGCGGACCGATTCCTGTTCGTCTCGCCGCGTATGCGCTCGCTCCTGCTCCAGGACCCGAAGTTCGTTGAGGCGCAGGTCTTCGGCGGTTCTCCGGTTATCCCGAATGGCTTCTCCGCCATCGGCACCATTCTCGGTGTCCCGGTTACCGTCGCCAACGCGCTCGGAGGTCACACGCGCCCGAACAACCCTCTGATCAAGAAGGGTAACCAGAAGTTCGAGTCGGTTGACCTCTACATGGGTGCCACTGCCGCGACTTCCGTGGTTATCCCGTTCGCCCAGATGGAGGCTTACAAGCCGCAGGCGACGTTCACCGACGCGATCAAGTCGCGTGTCATCTACGACGCCAAGGTCATTCGACCGGAACAGCTCGTTGTGGCTCGCGGTGTTGAGGCTGCGCTGACCGCGCACAACGCCACCGTGACGGTTACTGAGACCGAGATCGTCTGATCTGGATGGCCTTCGTAACCCTTAGCGATGTGGTCGCCCGTCTCGGGCGGCCCGTCGCAGACGACCCGGAGGCCGCTCGGATCACCGCGTTCATAGACGACGCCACAGGGTTGGTCACTGACTACTGCCGGAACGACTTCCAGCAGCACACCAACGAGACGTTCGATCTGGTGGTTGAGGGGGGTCAGGCTCTACTGGCCCCCTCTCTGTCTCCCAACCTGGTCATCACGTCCCTCGCCCTGCACGACGAGTACGAGGACAGAGACCTCACGACCGACGAATGGAAGGTCATGGGGTCCACCCTCTATCTGCGTGACGCTCCCGCGTACACCACCGTCACAGTCACAGCCTCTTGGGGCTGGGTGGCTGTGCCGGCCGCGGTGAGGGCAGCTGTCTGTTCTGAGGTGATCCGGTGGTTGTCCGTCTCCCCTGGCACTGTCATGGAGAAGACAGGCGACTTGGAAGTTCAGTACGCGGCCACCGCGTACAACTCGGGTCTCTCCGAGGCCGCTAAGTCGATGCTGTCCAAGTACAGGCAGCGCGTTGCGTCGATCTCCCTGCACCGATCCGAGGCCCACAGGCCAGACCGACCGGAGATCACATGGCGCTATTCAACGACCGTATAACCGTCTACCGCGCCCAGCTCGTCACCGACGACTACGGGAAGCACCGGGACTGGGTCAACCAGACCGAGGTGTGGTCCGGCATGGGTGCCGGCGTCCCGTACCGGCGTGCGTGGAAGGCAGACGAGTCCTCCCGTGAGACCGCCCTCAACAGGGCGACGCTCTACCTCCCCGGTGATGTCGATGTCGATTCCGCTGACCGAAT